CCACGAAATATATTAACTCAAGGCGGTGGTAATGTCGTAGCTACAGGTGGTGGTAATACTGTAGCCGCAGGTGGTGGCCCACGAAAGGCTGATATCGCTACAATAGATAATATCGCAGTTGATGATGTCATACAAGATGACACACCAATCATTCCAGCTGGAGCATATGATTATGGAAGTGGTAAAGTCTATTCGGCATTTACAACTGAAGACATTGTAGAAGGTGGAACTAAAAGAGTAACAAGAGGATTGTGGAGTGGTAATAGTGGTGAGTTAACTGTATTCCATACTTCATCATACCAATCAAATACTCAAAAACAATATTACTATGAGATATATAACGGAGACCCAACTGTATCAACAAATGAACCTCAGTTCTCAGTTGCATATGGTCACTACGCTGGTAGTGGTTCTTTAGGAACAAACGAAGATTCTCCTTCATCTGCTATATATTCTCAAATGCAACAAATCTTATTATCTTCAAATCAAAAGAAATTTAAGTTTTCTGATGAGTCACAAGATGACATATACGCTATAGCTATAAACAGAGCACGAATCAAAGATAGATTAGACCCAGGAAATTGGGAGTTATGTATCTCAGGTTCAGCTGGAAAACCAATGCTAAGACTTATTGATGATAGTGGAGACACAGACCAAGCAGGTAATGCTAGACAAACCAAGTACAACATTGTAAGTGGTTCTCTACTTAATGGTGTTCAAAGTTCGGCTCAAATATATGGTGAAGTATACCCACAACATGGTATCATCATATTAGGTGCAGCTGCTATGGATGCTTCGGCTTCATTAGGAACAGTACGAACTGTATCAGACGCACAAAACCATAACAAATTGTTTAATGCAATTAGTGGTTCAGCTGAAGATAGTGTACTAAATGGATTCCAAGCTAGAAGTGAAGAAGAGATAAAGTCAACATTCTATTTTATTAGAGCTAAGAACGCTGAGTATAACTTTAGTAATAACCCAACATATGTTTCGGGTTCTGAAGGTAGATTAGCACAAAATACATTTGTAGGTGACCCTAAGACATATATTACTTCGGTAGGTCTTTACAATAATGATAATGAATTGTTAGCAATAGCTAAGTTATCAAAACCAATACTAAAATCATTCTCTAATGAGATATTAGTAAAGGTTAAATTAGACTTTTAAAAAATGAACCAGTATGGCTATATTAAAAAGGATATTCAATCAAGGTATACAAACGTATCCCTTTATCGCTCATAAAACATATGAAGTGACGACTGCTAATTATTCGTCATCATTTGAAATATCTATACTACGAGGAACGTCACCCAATGGAACACATACGGAAGTATCTACTTCTAAACACCAAGGTGTAACATTCGATTCAACACTAGCAACTGGCTCAGGTGCTATAAGTGAAGAGTTAAATAAAATTCCGCAACAAGTAGTATGGTCTTCAATAAATTCAACGTGTTTTAAGAAAGATGGTAAGACGTTATATCCTACGGCATCAATCATATCGATACCTCAACAAAAAATAGGACTTGGTATTAAACCCAAATCTGTACAAATTACAGATTATTCTTTTGATGGTGGTAATTTATTTTTAAGCTCATCATATCAAGACGATGACTTTGGTTACATTTATGATACCGAAATTGATACTACACATTTTATCAATGAAAGTAACAATAGAGTTTACTTAGGATTTAATGGTGGTGTATTTGGTAAATTATATAAAGCAAGCAAAGATGAATCCATTTCCAATACTCCAATAGAAGTTTCTAATTTAAAAATTTGTAAGGGAATTGATACACAAGGACAATCACCAACACCGACATCGGCAAGTGGTTATGGTGTAACAATGACTGCTAATTCTGAATTAACAATACCAGCAGCTCACCTTTCTCCATTTACAACATCCAGGTCGTGGGGAGTTTCTATGTGGATTAAACTACCACAAAGTCAATCATTTACAGAAAAAATAACTAATACTATTATTAATAAAAAGAATCAACGAGTAAACAACTACGCTGCTCATAGACCATTCAGAGCTGACCAATTGGATTTCAAAAGAAGACCTGATGCGTTTCCATTCTCAATAGAAGTATATAATCAAGCCGCGGGTTCTGATAACGGAAAGCTAGCGTTTACATACAGTAGAAGTAGTGGTAAAGCATTACCAAGTATTATAGCAACTTCATCGGCTAAAGTTAATAATGAATCATGGCATAATGTAATGGTAAGCCATACAGCCGCAACTGAAAAGACAAGTGGTCAACTTAATTTTTATCTAAATAATGAAATAATGGGTAGTAGTGAAACTAGACTTACCGATATAATAGATAATGAGTATGACTTAAATATAATGTGTACTGACCAATCCAAAACGCAAAATGGAACAAGTGGTTCTTTAGATGAAGTTAGAATTGTCACCCAAGAACTAACGAGTGGTAACAGAATGTCATTATATAATAACCACATAACAAGTGGTTCGGCATATCAAACAAATAATGTAGGTTATGTGTTTCATAAAAAGGGGTTAATAGTAATAACAGACCCAAGGCCTAAATATCAAAATTGTTTTTTAGGTGATGGTAATTGGAATTACGCTGACCACGATAGAACATTTGAATTTAAATACAAATCTACAAAAAAAATTGAACAACAATCGATACTATGTGAAATTGGAAAAAATGAGTTTAATGTATCACAAAATAACACCTTAAGACTAAGTGGTGTTGAAGATGATTATACTTTGAAGAACTTTGTAACAGGTTCTGATTTTAGACCATATATTACATCCGTAGGACTATACAATGATGGTGGTGAATTAGTCGCTATAGGTAAACTGGGTTCGCCCTTAAAGAAAAGACGTGATGTTGATGTCACAGTAGATGTTCGATTAGATTTTGAATAGTTATGAATAAAAAAGGCAATTGGAGTCACATCCAAAAACAAAAAGGACATAAGTCCGGCCTTGAGACACGAATTGATGAACAATTAAAAACTCAAGGAATTGATGGGGAGTATGAACAACACGAAGTATCATATACAATCCCAGCAACTTACCATACTTACAAACCTGATTTTAGATTACCCAATGATATCTTTATAGAATCAAAGGGATGGTTCTTACCAGAAGACAGAAAGAAGCATTTATTAATTAAAGAACAAAATCCTGACATGGATTTAAGGTTTGTATTACAATCCCCAAATGGTAAAATATACAAAGGTTCTAAAACCACTTATGCACAATGGTGTGAAAAGAATGGGTTTAAATGGGCTAAGAAAGAAATACCTCAAGAATGGATAGATGAAAAACCAATTAAGAAATTCTTTGGTTAATTGAAATATTTTTTGTATATTTAGAACAATATGGAAGATAGACTACTCGAATTGTTAGAGTCTGTTCTTGGTATATCCAAGAAAACGTCTGGTGATAATTACGCATTTTATTCACCATTCGTAGACCACTACAAACCTAAGTTAGAGATTAACATTAGGATTACAGCTAATGGGCAAAACCCATGGCATTGTTGGATTTCTGATGAAAAGGGTAGAACCATCAAGGGGTTACTTAAAAAGATACGCGTATCCAAACAAATTTGGGATGAGTATAATGCAATATTTAGTAGAATCAATAGATACAGCTACGACCAAGGTAACGACCAAGTTAACGACCAAGTTGAGCTTCCAAAAGAATTTAAACCACTTTACAAACCAACCTCATCATTCAAGTATAAACACGCTATGAATTATTTACTAAAACGAGGTGTTCGTCCAAGTGATATTGTAAAATATAATATTGGATATTGTGAGGATGGTGAATATAGAGACAAAATTATTATACCATCATATAATGATAAGGGTAAATTAAACTTCTTTGTAGGAAGGTCATTTTACCAAACAGAATATAAGCATAAAAATCCAAAGGTATCTAAAGATATAGTGGGATTCGATTTACTTGTAAATTGGGATACCCCATTAATATTATGTGAAGGGGCATTTGATGCAATTGCTATTCGTAGAAATGCCATACCTTTATTTGGAAAATCTATACAATCTGAATTAGAAAAGAAAATAATAGGAAATACCGTAAAAAAGTTGTATATTGTATTAGATTCGGATGCTATATCTAACGCTCTAAGCCTCGCTAAGAAGTTTATGTCGTATGGTATAGATACGCATTTAGTTGACCTAGGTGATGAAGACCCATCCGAAATGGGATATGAACGTATTAACAATAAAATCTATGATACACCAGCGCTTGATTTAAGAAAGCTCATGGAGTATCAGTTATTTAACGTATGAAAAAAATAAAGTACATTGATGTCGGTGTTGAAAATATTGGTAAGATTTACCATATAGCCGATGTACATATTAGAAATTTAAAAAGACACTCTGAGTATCGTGAGGTCTTTTCCCAACTTTATGGTTATATTCTGACCACAATGAGGGAAAATGACATCATTTACATTGC